GCAAATGCTTTAGAAGAGCCTACCGCACGCGCAGCCTTATCAGCACCAAATCCTTTGCGTGAAAAAGTAGCTTTTCCCAATAATGGTCCATATTCTGCTCCATCCGCTTTAGCCGCTATAGCTACTTTAGCTTCATTAGAATCTAAAACTACGTCTAGTATAGCTTCATTAGAATCTAAAACTTCCCCAGATGTCTCATTATCATCTACAAAAAAACATAATGCTGAAATAAAAGATGAGGAATGTGATGAAACAATAGAAGAAATGAGGAATCCATATTTTATTACATTAGAAGATTTATTACAAGTTGAGAAAACTGATATTAAAGAAGGAAAAAATAAAAAAAATATGTATATATATATTGAAGATGTTGGTGTAGTTGAATGTGATATATATATAATGATAATTATAAATACAAATAAATTAGATAATGAGGATTATATGGAAAAAATTATAAGCAACTTTGAAGAAATTTATATTAAAAAAAGAAACAGACCTGTTTTTGTAACAGGACATGTGCCTATATTTTGCTTTAAAAATGATGAATTAAAAGATGTTGATAAAAATATGCTAAAAATATTTGATTTACTAGCCCAATATAAATATATATATTTATGCGCCGACTCTCATTATTTCAATATAATGAAAATTGAAAAAAATGATAAATGTGTACTACAGATAACCGTAGGAACTGGAGGTGCTGATCCTGATATTAATACTGAATATATTGAAAAATTAAAAGAATATAATGAATACGAAGGATATAGTTTATCATATTACCATATTAATTCATATGGATATGCTTTATTTAGATTAAATAAACAAAATAAATTATATCTACATTATAAAAATATTATTAAAGACGATACCTATAGTAATACATATAAATATCTAATAAATATTAAAGACTTCAATAGTATAAATAATATTTATCAAAAAACATCAAATATCAATAATTTAGTAATTAAAAAATATAAAAGTTGTAAGATACAAAAATGTAAAGAAATATTATCGACCATTGAAGATGATATAACTCAAAATAAAGGTGCTGTCGTTAAATCCAAAGATGGTAAAACTTTTTGTTATAGTAAAATTAAAAAAGACAAAGAAGACAAAGAAGACAAATCTAAAAAAAAAGACAAAGGAGATAAAGACAAATCTAAAAAAAAAGACAAAGGAGATAAAGACAAAAAAGAAGACAAAGAAGATAAAGGAGATAAAGACAAAAAAGAAGACAAAGAAGATAAAGGAGATAAAGACAAAAAAGAAGACAAAGGAGACAAAGACAAATCCAAAAAAGAAGACAAAGGAGACAAAGACAAAAAGAAGACAAAGGGGGTAAAGGGGGTAACATACGGGTAATTAGAAAGTAATAATTTTATTATAATATTAGTAATAAAGAAGGTTTTAATGAATTCATTATCAATAATATCAATAATATCAATAATATCAATAATATCAATAATAATAGTAATAATATGTGTATATATGTATAGATGTTTTTTAGAGAAGGTTGAAACATTTGGAGATTATAATAATATATATTTTTTTTCAAAAAATGAAACAATTAATTTTATAATTAAAGATAAGGACGATTATATTAAAAATTTGACAGAGTTTGATTTGTATGCCAGAAAAGTTAAGAGCGGCAATGAATATATTGATAATATTATTGAGACTATAGTTGATTTTACAGATAATGAAAAGGAAAAATTAACAAAATGCGCTATAGCATCTGATAATTTCCTCAAGACTTGTAGTTTATATAAAAATGTTATAGATTATAAAGAGTTAATTAATATTAAATGGATATTTGCGTGTACTGATAATAATGATAAAAAGCAGTATGAAGAAGGATTGCCACATACTCGTGAAAATATTATATTTTTAACTAAAAGTATAATAAAAAATAATGAAGAAAATTTGATTAATACATTAATACACGAAAAGATACACATATATCAACGTAATAATAAAAATATATTTGATACATTAAATAATATGAATGGCTTTGTAAAAATTAATTATAGCAATAAATATATTAGGTCTAATCCCGATACTACAAAAGATATATATTTAGATACTAACACTAATAACATTATGGTTTGTTTATATAGAAATGACACTCCATATGGTATTAATGATGTTATTATGAAAAATTATTCTCTGGAACACCCATACGAAAAATATGCGTACGAAATAGCAAATGATTATTATACGAATAATAAATACAAATCTATATAATACATTTTTTTATATAAAAAGATATTATAGAGTATTTATAATAAGTAATTATGGAAGAATTAATTAAGCAGGCGCCTGAAAATATAACTTATAATGAATTAGAGATAATATTTCTTAGAAATAATAAGAATATCGTTGATACTTTAACTGAAGTTTGGAATATTCCCGTTAATAATGTTAATAATAGTGACAATATTTACAATAGTGACAATAGTGACAATAATGGCAATAGTGACAATAATGACAATAAAGATAAATGGAAAACGATAAGAGAAACTTATGATGAAATTGATAAAGAGATGTATAATGTAATAAAAAATAGCAAAAAATAATATATTGATATAATAAAATATGTCTAGAGGTAATATTGAAACGAGATATATTGACGATATTTATGTTATAAAGTTTGAAGAGTTAAATGAACTAATGGAAAAGCAGTATCCCAATTATAGAAATAAATCCAGTTTTTTTAGTTTATTTAATATAGCATTCGGCGGAGGATATAATTCTATTAAAGATGTTATGGCTGCCTTCACCGATAACGCATATTTCGCTACATTAGATGCTATTTCGCCACAATTTTCCTCAGATGTTGGCGAAATTATAATAGACCCGCCAAAATATTTAAATTATGATATAAAACCAATATAAATATATACGATATATATTATATATACGCGATACATGAAATGATAACATATTTATTATTTTTAATGTATATTGTATTTTCAAATGCTTTTAATAATAATTTTTGCGAAATAAAATTAAATAAACCAGTACGTATTACTATGCTATATAATAAGAATAATACAGGCTCTATAATTTATGAAATTGATAAGGCAATATGTGATCATAATAATAAATATAATAGTGATAAATTATATAGTTGCGATGGAATAACATCATATTCTAAATATTCTAAAATATAAAATAATATATTATTTTTATTTTCATATTATTATAATAGATTTGTTTAAAAGGTATATAATATGATTCATAATATTGAATTAATAACACTTATATTTATTTACATATTATTAACAACAATAAGTGTTGTTAATGTTATAGAATTAAAATACAATTTAGATTTAAATAATAATATTCTGAAATTAAATAGTTATTGTTCTCATGATAAAAATGACGTTAGTATTAATAACATTGAAGTTAAGAAAACATTTTTATGGAACATTTCAACATATTTATTTGATTTTGAACTGATAAAACAGAACTTTAAAACTATTGATAATAGAAAAACCACATATTTAGATAAATACAAAGATTATGTAAATTTAAATAGAGACTCTACGATGGTTGATGGTAAAGAAAATATAATGAAAGTATTTAATAAATATTTATATTATTCATTGCCATTATTTTTATTCACATGGATATGTTTTTTAATTCATATTATTTATGTAAATAATATAAATACTCCCGAAAATGAAGATGGTTATATGTATTACATATTTTATTCAACATTCTATTTGTTTATGTTTGTAGCATTTATAACTATATTATATTCTTTAATACTGAAAAAAATGACCGAAATATATGCCGACACATATTGTTATGAATATATAATGTTGATGAAGGAATTAGATATTATTATAAAAGAAGATAGGGAAGAAAATAAAGAATTATTAAACATATTAAAATCAAATCATATAGAAAAAATAAATGGTATTTCTGACATAATATTAACGAGACATATTATAGACGAGCTCATAAATTATAATAAAAAAATAACTATATCAAATCGTATTATTGCTAATAATAATAATTATATATTTACATTGGAAAATGTGAAGCTATTATATAAATATAATAGCCCGCAATCTATAAATAGAATTAATGACGAGATTAAGGATGTTACACAATTTGTATATGCGTATATTTTAATATACTTATTTCTTATAATTATATTGTCAAAAAAATTAAAAGAAAATTATATTTATTACCTATTCTCATTTATAATATTGCTAATGGTAATATTATTAATTTATAATATTAATAATAAATTAGAATAAGCACATTATTTATTTAATATCTTTTTTTCTTTATAAGGTTTAAAGTAATAATGCGAACATGGGTATTTATAATATTTATCATTATGATTATTATATTTCTAAATGAACTAAAAAATATAACAAGGTCTTTCTATAACATTAATTATATAAATGATGTATCTAATATTAATATTAAAAAAAATTGTAATAATATTTATTGCGAAGCCGAAACAGCTAGATTTAATTTATCAAAAAACACTATGGATTTATTATTGCCAAACGACAATTTTAATTCTAAAACATATTTTATGTTTATTTTATTGATATGTGTCTTATTATTTTTAAATTTTTATTACAAATTTATAATTTATAACAACAAAATGTTAGAATACATAACAAATATTAATGGCGACTATTTTATAAATTATATATCTTATTTTCCATATATTTTATTATTCGTAGTTGTATTTATGATAACCGTGATGATGATTAGAAGATATGCGCCAACAGACGAAAAAGGGTACAAGGCATATTTTAATGTTGATAATAAATATATATCAGCGATAGTTGACGATTATAATATAAATGTGATGCATAATACATTTATGAGATTCATAATATTATTATTAATAATATATTTATCAACTTCGGCATTTTCTGAAGTGCCTAATATTAATAACAATAATTACAAGAAAAAAGGAGATAATTATTATTATATGGCACAAACATATATTATAGCGGTATTATTCTCGCTATATTTAATGATTAATATTATTAATATAATTTTTACATTTAAAGAAAACAATGAGCCTAAATTAGATAATAAATATTATAAATACATATTTGAGACTAAATATAATAGTGTAAAAGAATTATTCAAAAAAGAGATATATATATTGGATACAACGGAAAATCCGGATTATGAAAATTTAAAAGCAGATAGTGATATGTATAAAAATTACTCTAAGAATGTTTTCATATTAAGTATTAAATTTAAAGAATTAAAGGAAAGAGTAGATAAAAAAGATAAAAATAGAACAGATTATTCATATGACACTTACCAACGCCCTGTTAGCGAAAAATCTGTTTTTGAATATGTAAATTATATATATGAAGATGATAAAGGTATTAAAATAAATAAAGATAGTTATAATAATTTAAAAGATGAATTAGAAGATGTTGATAACATAAATGAATTAGAAACTAACATAAATGTCGTTTTTAATAATAAACCAGAAGAAAAAAATAATATTCATAATAATTATATTATAACAAACAATCTTATTAATGAGGGGAAAGGAGAAAAAGATGTTTTAGAGAAAATATACGTTGATTATAATATAATAAATAAATACCAAACATTTTTATTAGATATTAAAAAAGTTGAAGATTTTGTGAATAAGATTCATGAAATTAAAGGAAAAAAAATAGATGAGGTAAAAAAAGATAAGGAGGATATGTATTTAATTAAATACTTTGAATATTATAATTTTGCTGTTAATTTTATATGTGTCCACTTCATTAAATATATTATTTATTATATTGAAAAAAATAATAAGAAAATAAATAAAATAATTAAAGAAAATAATGATGAAAACGTTTTATTATCGGAAATATATAGTGAGCAAATTATGCGAATTGATCTTTTAATTAATATTAATAAACTTAAGGATTTTTACACAGGAAATGCTGATAAACGTATTACATATGAAGATTTAATATATTTTAATGATAAACTGAATATATATATTAAAGAATATACAGGTAATTTAAATAAAAAAGGTAAAAATATATCTCAATTGTTTTCTGAAAATTATGATATAAATAAAAGCGAAAAAGAAAGGGACAAATCTTTCACAGCAGACATATCATACAATAATTTAAATTTATTTTATGAAAATTACTTTAAAATAATAAATTTAAAAAAATTATCATTAGATTATTATGTTGGTGATTTCTATATTAAAAACATTGAAACTGCTTTAATATATATATTCTTAGTATTATTAATATTATTATTAATATTTTGTATTTTCATATTATCCAATACATATTCGTTTGAAAATTTCAATCCAACTATTACATTTTTATACGAAATAATATTACCATTAGGTGTATTATTAATATTCGTAGTATATCTTTATATTTTTATGAATTATAACACAAAATATAATATGTATTTTATATATGGTATAATAAATAGCAGTTATAATAGAGATTTAACACATTTAAATAATGTCATAATCCCTTTTCTAAAATTACACGACATGGATACTACATTTACTAAAAATTATTACGAACATTATATAATTTCAAATGTATTAGCATCAATATTAAATGGTAATATCAATTTAGAGTCAGCTTTCGCGTCATCTACTTTCGCGACTCCTGCTGCTAAAGCAGTTAATGCTGCTGTTAAAGCTGCCAATTTAGCTTATACTGCTAAATCTGCTGTTGATGCTGCTAAATCTGCTGCTGATGCTGCTAAATCTGCTGCCGATGCTGCTAAATCTGCTGTTGATGCTGCTCCTAGGTCTGCTGCTGCTGCCGATGCTGCTAAATCTGCTGTTGATGCTGCTGCTAGGTCTGCTGCTGCTGCTGCCGATGCTGCTAAATCTGCTGTTGATGCTGCTAAATCTACTACTTATGATGCTAAAGCTGCCGCTGATGCTGCTGCGGCTGCTGCGGCTGCTGCGGCTGCTGCGGCTGCTGCGGCTAATGCTTATAATTCTACTGATGCTGTTGATGCTGTGATTCAATCAGCATACGCTGCGAATTATGCTGCTATAGCCGCTTATCATGTTGCTAATATTGGTACGATGCCTAATCTTGAAAATATAACAAGTGATCCACATAATAATGCTGTTAAAAATACTTCTACTTTAGAAAAATTGATAAAAAATACCGAAATTAAAGATGTAGATATAATAGACCATTTAGATTTTGATAAAAAATATGAAAGTTATAATGATATTAAATCATTGAATATTAAATTTAAACCATTCAGTGATAAAGACACGATAAATCAAGATGAGTTTAGAAAATATTATATGAAAACTTATGAAAATATTTATAATTATAAATATTTTAAAAACGATTATAAATTTAAATCTGGTAATTTGGAATTAGATGAATTTTATGAAAAAGATAAAAAAAAAACTAACATATTTTCTAATATATTATTAAATAATATTCCTAAAGATATTGGTGATGAATTAAATAATATAATTGAAAATAAAAATGGTGATAGGACAAAGTTATTAAATAATTTGATACCGAAAATAGAACAGGATATTGAAAAAAAAATTGAAAAATATAAATATATAATTTATTATATAATAGAAAAATGTATTAAATTATTTAACCACAAAAATTTCTTAAAAAACAATAATAAATACAATGAAGATATTATGAAATTATTTAAATTTGAATTAACAAATAATAATTTAGAGGCAACCCCATATAAGTTTATACTTAATATTAAATCAACAGAAGAATATAATATTTTTTTCAATGAATATAAAGAAGAAGAAAATGAAACGATGAAAAAGATGAAAAATATTGTTGAAAATTTTATTATTATTAATTATCATATTGCTTTTAATACTCTGAATATGGAGAAAAATATTTATTATTATAATATTATAGAAGATTCTACTATTAAATCGAAAATAATTGATAATCTCAATACAAGACATATTAGATATAATAAAAAATTATATGGATTGTTGATAGAAAGCCATGATATAAATGATTATGACATTGATGAAACATTTTATGAATTGGAAGATTTAAAGAAGTTAAAAGATGACAACGAAATTAAACTTATTAAAGATGAATATAAAAAACTTAATTATAATTATAATATTTTGATGCGATATGAATCCAGTAATGTAACAATATCAAATAATTATCTCAAAAATATAATTAAATCTATATACTATCAAATAAATAATAAAAATATTAATTTTGAAGTTGAAAATCAAGAAGATGTTAATAAAACATATAAAATAAATATTAATAAAAAGCCTGATAAGGAAACAAATATTATTGAAAATATATTACATAATTCAAACTATATAAAAGGTCAAGGGTTATTTATTAATTACGTAATTAATATTATATTTATAGCAATTATCTATAATATTGGTTATAATATGTAAAATTTAATATTTAAAAATATTATTAAAAAGTAATAGCACATAGTCTTATAATTTAAAATGGGAGATGAAAATACTGCTGAGTTTCAAAAACCTTTTTCACATAGATTAAAGGTAATAGACGATGAAGATAATAATTATTCTTATAGATATAGATTATTAAATAATTTATCTACTATTCCATACAATGTAATAAATCCCGAATATTCATATTTTTTTGGTGTATTCCCGTGCGAATATATTCCGTCGGCATATATACCATTTAATTATAAAAAATTTTCTCATAATTTTAATCGCATCTCTAAAAATGATAATTTTACAAATGAACAATATAAAAAAATATTCGGAAACTTTAGGAATAATGATGAAGATAAAAATATTATAAGAGCTAAAATAGAGAGCATTTTGCGAGATTTTGAAAATAAAAATTCATTGTATAATATTGATATTTTACCATTAGCAATTAATTTAATAATTATATGGACTTTTACCATAATAATGGCAATGTATATAATTTTCTATTATTATTCAGAAATCTTTAATTATATATTGGCTGGTATTTTAATATTGGCTCTTGCGATTGCTATTATATTAAAAATGATATATACCATACAGAATTAATAAATTATATATTTTATTTTTATCTATATTACCATTAAGGAAGTATTATTTAAAATGATAAATAAAAACAAAATAAACGATTTTATTACACTTTTTATCAATCAACAGAAAGATAATAGAGATATAGATGATGATAGTAATTATACATCATATGGAGACTATATTATAGAAGATATTGAATTAAAAAAATTATATCCCGAAAGGTATAATTATTATCAGAAACTTATAGAAGCTTATAATAAAACACCAAAAGAATTATATTCTACTTTAAAAAAGTTTTATAGATTTAAAGAATTATTAAATGAAGAAAAAAAATTTTTAAAAGAATATAAATTTTACAATAATATATTGGAACAACAACAACAAAAAAAACAAGCAGAACAATCAGAACAAGCAGAACAATCAGAACAAGCAGAACAATCAGAACAAACCAGTCAAATAGGAGGCAATGAGTATAATGAATCCGAATTTAGGAATATTTTAAAGAATAATTTTGATATGAAAAATATTTCTAAACTTAACAAAAAAATTTTTAGTAATAATACCAGTGATGTTAAGAATGATCCATATAGTGAAAATAATAATAAATTAAAAAATATTAATGATATAATAAACGAATATTATGATAATCCTATAGATGAAAAAAAAACAAAGAATGAATTAAATAATTTTGAAAATGATCCTGATAATCCATTAAAAGAGCTTGAATTAAAGTTTGACGACAGAATAATATTTATAATGTCAACATTTTTTATAAGATATATATCTATATTATTAGTACAATGGGCTATTGATATAAATATAATTAAAAATTTTCACGAAGGATTCTTATATTATGCTTTGATATATATATTTATATTTTGGTTTATTGTTTTCTTTATTAATATTGATAACTCAACTCAAGTAGATTATATGAATTTTGATAATTTTATGAATAGTATTCGATCCATATTTTATTATTATTATATGGGAACTAATGGTGTCACGCGATTAATAGCACATACTATACTAATTTCGGTTATGATATTTATACCTATAATATTAAATATTAAAAATACTAATAAAAGCGAAGGCTCTATGTCAAATGATGATGAATTAAATACAGATGATAAAATTATTGATTATGACGAAAGAAAACATTTAATAAAATCATTGTCTCTATTTACTATATATATATGGATTTTGACAAGTATTATTGCTACTAAATTTTAATAAAAGATATATCTATTTATTTTAGAGAGCATTAATATATGAATGATAATAGACAAATTGCTATAAATAGTTTATTAAATTTGACAAATAATTATAAAAAATTATCTGACGGGACATATATTGGTAAAGAGTTATATAATGATTTAAAAAAACTAGTTCAATTAGAATTGAAAAAAAAGTACAAATTAAACAATTATAAATTAGAAAAACAAAATGAAAATGATATATTTAATGTTGACACTACCGGCACAAAAGCATTGGCATCTGCCGAAGCGGTATCTGCGGCTCCAGAAAGTAAAAGCGACGTATATGAAATAATAGATTTGAATGATAATAATGATTATAGTGAATTAAATAAAGCTATTAATGAATATTTTGAAAAAGATAGCAGTAAAATACAAGATATTGGTAATGATATAGAATTAGATGAAAAAAAATATAAATTAGATGATATTGAATGTGATTTCAATACTATTTATAAATATACACATAATAAAGTAGATAATCCTGAAACCAATCCTTCTTTTGAAATAATATATTATAAACCAGAATTAGTTTTAAATGAAAATCCTAAGGAATTGGCGAAAATTATAAATGATTTAAAGGAATTGGAAAAAATTTTTAAGGTTGATAATTATTCATCATTAGATGATATGGTTAAAATAGATTTTTATAAAGAATTAATTACAAATATTGAAAAAATAAACAAAATTTTTAAAAAAAATGACCCAGATATTACTAAAGAATTAATTCTAAATATTGAAAAAAAACTTAAATCTCTATATGATTTAAAAGAACCTAGAAAAGATAAAAATAAACAAAAATTTAATGATGATTTTAATAATTTTATTAAAAAAAAAACATCTATATATGGTGGTACTGGGAGCGATAAATATACTCAAGATGATATTGATAATATAATAATATTTTTACAAAATATTCGTAAAAATATTGATGATAAAAAATTATCAGAAAATTTAAAAAATAATTTAAAATCTATAAAAAAGATTATAATAATAAATCCTTTAATAAATAAACATGTTAAAAATATTAAAAATAGTGATTTAAATGATGATAAAATTATTCAAAAATTAAAAGAAGGTACGGATATTTTATTATTATATTTTATTTTGATTAAATTAAATAATCAAATTAATATGAAAGGTGGTGCTGTTCCACCTGCTAAATTAGATAATATTTCTCAAAAAAACACAATTGACGATAACATTGACAAGAATATGTTATTATTAGATATATATAAAAATATAGTTAAAAATTTTAAATCTATAAGTTTAATATATTATAGCGTTAAAGAGGAATCTATAGATAAACACATTGAACTAACAAAATTTTTAGATGATGATGATGATGATATAATTAAAAGTGAAGATGCTACTCCTGCAGCTGCTGCTACTGCTGCTACTGCTGCTACTGCTGCTACTGCTGCTACTGCTGCTACTGCTGATAATTCTACAATAAATAATACTGAAAAACTAATAGATCAAAAAAAAGATAGTACGAATATTAAAAATAATCTTGAAAAAAGAAAAAAATTATTAATTGAAAAAAAAGGGGCTATTATTAAAACGCTGAAAGATTTGTATAAAAATTTAATATCATTGAAAAGTTTGCCACATATTACCGAGTACGAAGACGAAGTAAAATATATACTAAAGATAAATAACATTCAACAATTTGAAACTGACGATGTTGACATAATTAATAGTAATCCAATTATAAACGAGTTTGAATATGATATGAAAAATGTTAATAAAGAATTAGAAAAATATGATCAAACCATTAAAGCCATAGAAGAAAAAATTGAAATAAAAAATAAAGAATTAAATGCTTCTACTGGCAATAGTAACATTCTTTTAACACGAAACATAGGCGGTGGAAAAGATTCGTCAGAATATGGGGAGAATTACAAAATTCCTGATTATAAAAAACTTTATGAATTAATTAGTAAAGAATCTCAAAATAATTTATATAAATTAGTTGAGAATTTACATGATAATATAGGAAATTCTGATGATGTTGGCAATAATACTAAATTAAATGATTATTCCTATAATAAGAAAGATAATAATATATATTCAACTATATGGAAGAATTATACAAAATCATTAATACCTGAAAATAAAGAAGATGTAAAAAAACAGGATTTTATATTTTTGGATAAAGGAGAAAAACTATATAATGATGTACTAATGAATAGGCTTAACCCCGAAGATGTTTTAGAAATTAATTTACAAGATAAGGCGGGCTATATATTCATGACATTTTTGCTGAGAACAGCTATAATTATTATATTGGACATACTCATTGAATATAATTTAATAAAAACTTTACATTTTTCTATATTGTTTTATGGTACATTTTATATTTTATTCATCATATTTTTAATATTATTTGTCAATTACGATTCGTATAAATTAAGAATATTATTTAATTATTTAAATTTACATATAAATTATTCTAATATTTTCATTCAAAATGTTTTGTTTATAATCTTTTTAATGTTAATATATATTATGGTAAAAAGCAAGGACTTTTTAAAATATTTTGGTACCATTTTTGATTTCACAAATGTTTATAATAATATATACGAACTATCAGAATCGTTAAATAATGATTCTGATATTAATTTAACAAAAAATGAAAAACTTAAATTATTATATCAGATTGATATAATATCAATGATAATATTTATATTTAATAGTTTAATAGTATTAATATTATAATTTATGATAATATGACATTATAATACTAAATTGAGATTTATAATTTAGCAAAGTAGAATTTATTAATGTTTTTTTTTCAATATTTTTTGAACATATAGATATCGTATTATCATGTATGTTAGTAATTTTTGATATTATATTCTCACCAGTATTAGTTTTAATTAATATATTATCATAAGGTTTTAATAACTTCATTCCAAAATTATTATATTCAATATCATTAGTATTATTTATTACTATATCATATTTTTCCTTATTATATTCGGTGTCTTTTTCTACAACTTCTATAATATCAATATTATCTCTTCCCATTTCTAAATCTCTGTTTAAAAAATCGGTGAAGTTTATATGCCAATTTTTATTGGTTAATAAAACATAGTCATCATTAACGGGTTCCCATGTATCCCATGTATTGTTATCATTATTGTTAGCAAGTACATATATAATTTTTTGATTTAATTTACCATCATTTATAATTAGGTTAATATATGGAGTATTATTTTTTACATTTACGGGTAGTAAAATTTTACTTATTTTAATATTATGTATTGATAAATCTATATTTATATTAAAAGATAATTTATTCCTGTAAGGATTGTTTATCCAATCGCGATTATAACTATTAATTATTATATTTTTTTGCTTATTTTTATTATTATTAATATTTAATAGTTCTAAAACTTTTAAATTTATATTATCTTGATGTAGCATTATATTATTGGTATTACTGGTATTATTGGTATTACTGGCATTACTGGCATTCGCGGCATTCGTGGCATTACTGGCATTACTGGTATTACTGGCATTACTGGCATTACTGGCATTACTGGCATTACTGGCATTACTGGCATTCGTGGTATTATTTTTCTGTAATAAAGCTAAATTATTTCTTTTTTCTTCTAATTCAAGTACCTTTAATAGCAATTGTTCGCTGTCATATTTCATAGAATCGCCAAAATCACCAACATCTGTCGTAGATTCTTTATAATTTTCTGGAACTACTTGATTATTATTATTTAACGAAGCTTCAACTTCCATTTTATTTATTATATTGTCATAATAATCTTTTATTTTTGATAATGTTATCTTATTCAATTCCATAAGTACGAATACATTTTTCGTCAATATAGTATCAGCGCATATATTATTTATCATATTATTGACAACATATATTAATTCATTTCTATCTACATTTAAATTATTATATTTATCCTTTAACATTTTTTCTGTAGCAATAATTATTAGTCCAATGTTTTTTTCTGATTTTAATTCATCTATTACACCCATTATTACTTTAAGATTATAGAAAATAGGTGATAAAAAAAACACATTTAAACACATTTAAATACATTTAAATACATTTAAATATTATATATTAATAATATTAATTAAATTAATATTTCTTGATGACAAATGATGCTCTAAATTAGGTCTATATAGGTATTTGCGACTTTCTTCCATTTTATTATCTGTTATATTTTTATCATTTATAATATGGATCCTAAAATTGGCATTTTCATATGGTGATGATAATTTTAGTTTTTTATATTTTAATATAGCGTTCAACCATCTAATTTGATATGCCATAGAAAACATTCCACATTCTGTATTTTTCATTTGATGTCTTATAATATTATGGCTAATAGTAAATTTTTTCAAAGGATATATTATATCCAATTGTTTTTTAATAGTATTTAAAAACATTTTGACATATTTAGGTGTTTCATTTGCGTTACTATCGTAATAATGCGCTCCATAAGATTTATTTAGAGGGTCTATTATGATAAATGTTGATGTCCAATGAGATCCACTTTGATCATGTTTATCTAAATTAGTTATAAAACCAATATATTTAATACCTTTTTTAATATATTTTTTAACATTTATAGAACATATATGACTATATAAACATCTGCCAAATTTATCTTGAACGGCAAAATCTATTGGAAAAACACCGAGAAAAGCATATTTATATTTTTTATCATTGTTATATTGTATCATTACATCTTCTATATCATAATTAGATAACCATTCAATAGGATTTTTATACCATTCAGATGGCATTTCTGGACGTAGCTCATTTTTTTCAATTAATTTAATATTTTCCTTCATTTTAGGGTCATTTGCTATTTTTTTTATAACACCTGGCCAACACCAATATTGTTTATCATCGCAAATGTTTTTCATATGCTCGTTTAACAATTCTGATAATTTTTTAGAATTATAACTTTTTTTATAAATTATTTTATTTTTCTTACAACTATTCCATGTATCAATTAGTTTTATTAATGAGCTTTTCTTAAATAAAGCTGGGGTTTTATAATTCATCGGACTATTATAATTTTCTGTTTTCGTCGCCATTAATTATATTTTATAAAATAATACCTACCATATACAGAGATAAATATAAATATTTTTCGTTAAAATAAAATATGTATAAAAATAAAAATTGATATATATATAAAGCAAATTTAAATTAATAACAATGGGTATAAATGAAGATTTACGTTCATTTATTAATAAACATAGAGTAGAAAAAGGTAAACCATTTACTAACACAAACATTGGGCATCCCAAAGTAAGTCTTTATATTCCAGAAGAATCATATAATGATTTCTTAAATATTTATAGCTTAGCAATTACGAGCGGAATAGCATTATATTTTACTGAAAAACCTACTGAACCGAGTCCCTTAAGGGTTGATATAGATTTTCGTTTTACTATACCCGATGATAAATCTGGTATTTATAGTTCCCACAATTCAAATTCATCATTAAATGATAAGAAAGTATATGATAGAGTATATACTTCTGAAAATATCTTTAAAATTGTTGAATCTTATTTTAATATAATAAGTTGTTTTTTAAAAGTAAATGAAGATGATGCTTACGCTTATGTTATGGAAAAACCTAACCCCGTTGAATTTAGAAATAAATTAAAAGACGGAATACATATTATATTTCCTAATATAATTGTTAATAATAGTACGCAACATTTTATAAGAAGAAAAATAATAGATTTAGGAGCAGAAATTTTCAAAAATTTGCCAATATGTAATGATTATGAATCTATAGTGGATAAAGCGATTATTGATTCTAATTGCTGGCAAATGTATGGAAGTAGAAAGCCTGAGTGTGATGTATATCGTGTAACTTGTGTTTATAGATATGTTAATGGAAAAACTGAAAAAATAGATTATGTTTTAGATGCTAAAAAAGAGATAGAATATATTAAGCTGTTTTCTATGAGAAAAAAATTTGAAAATTATTCAAATATTATTAAAGAAGAATATATAGAAGAAATTAATCAATATAATAAACACATATTACCAGCTATAGATCAAAAATTAAAGTGTAAGGTTCAAAATAATATATTTGGTAAATCTTTAAATGTTAATAGATCTTATGTATCTGACGATGAATTAACATTTATTAAGAGGCTTGTAAATGAATGTTTATCTTCTACGCGTGCGGATAATTATACTGATTGGATTAATTTAGGATGGGTTTTGCGAAACATTGATTATAGATTATTAGAGACATGGGTTGAGTTTTCTAAAATTAGTAGTGCTTATATTGAAGGTGAATGCCAGCAATTATGGGATAAAATGAGAAAAGATAATATGGGCTTGGGTACTCTTAGATGGTGGGCAAAGCAAGATAATCCAATCCAATATGTTAATGTTATTAATACGGCTATTATTAAACTTATTGATTTTGCCTTAAATAGCGATGGGTCCCACTTTGATATAGCATGTGTCGTACATGCTATATTTAAAGACGAATTTAAAGCTATATCTAAAGATATATGGTATAAATACGATAAGGAAAAACATAGATGGACTCGTGTAAGAGAAGGTTTAGAATTGCGAAAAATATTAAGCACAGATATTTGTAAAAAGTTTATGGAAAGAAGCAGATATTATTGCGAATATTGTGATGATCCTATTCAAAAATCAATTAATGAAGAAAAAAGTTTAAAATGTCTTAAAATTGCTAAACAGCTCAAAAATTCTAATTTTAAAGATTCTATTATGAAAGAATGTAGAACATTATTTATTGACGAAAAGTTTGAAGAATTATTGGATAGCCGTTCGCATTTATTAGGTTTTGATAATGGAGTTTATGATTTCAAAATGCATATGTTTAGAGATGGCATGCCCGATGATTATATATTTATATCAACAAAAATAAATTATATTAATTATAATCCCGATAGTCCAGAAGTAACTGAAATAGAAGAGTTTATTTCTAAAATATTTACAAATAATAACTTAAAAAATTATGTTATGGATGTATTGTCATGTATTATTGACGGCAGTATAGCACAAGAAAGATTTTATATATTTACAGGTCAGGGTAGTAATGGCAAATCAAGATTATTAGATTTAATACAAAAATCTATAGGTGATTACTATTGTATTGTACCTATCGCGCTATTGACGCAAAAGCGAGCAGCAAGTAATGCTGCGCAAAGTGAATTAGAACGCACAAAAGGAAAACGTTTCGCTGTTATGCAAGAACCCAGTGAAAATGAAAAATTAAATATAGGTCTTATGAAAGAATTGTCAGGACAAGATAGGATTTTAGTAAGGACATTATACAAAGAACCTTATGAATTTAAACCTCAATTTAAAATGATATTAACATGTAATGAATTACCAGAAGTACCAAGTGATGATGGTGGTACATGGAGACGTATTAAGGTTTGTAATTTCTCAAGTAGATTTTGTGAAAATCCTGACGCAAGTAAAAATGAATTCAAGATGGATTTAGAATTAAGTGATAAATTTGATAGATGGAAAGAGGTATTTATTAGTATGTTAATTGATAGACATAAACATATTAACCCTTCATCTATTGTAGAACCATCTGAAGTAAGAATAGCCACCGAAAGTTATAAGCAAAATAATGATATAATCGGTCAATTTGTAAATGAGAAAATTATCATTGACTCTTCTATTAAAGAGCCGCGAATGTCACTTTCTAAATTATACAATGACTTTAAAATATGGACTATGTCTAATGTCAAGGGTAAGAAAACACCTGATAGAAATCAGCTTAAAGCATATTTTGAAAAACTATTAGATAAGCCATATGACACAAAGGGGTGGAGAGGCATTGGTTATAAACAAGATGATGATAATGACGATGATGATGAATAAATGCTTACACGGCTTTTCTATTATTCTTATTATTCCTTTTAATATTCATCATATTTTCTATTTCTTTTTCAACGTTATTATTTTTTACTATTATACTTTGTTTTTTTTTATCAGTATTATCACAGCATATACCAACATTTAAAAAACTACTAATAATTTCAATATTTAACATTTCTATATAACAATATTAATAATATTTTTTTAAGTATCTATTATACTTTTTACTTACATGAAATTAGATGAATATTATAATTGAATTATTGGATTACAATATTTAGAAAAACTGAAAATAGTTAATATTAATTATTATAATAAAAAATTGATTTAAAAAATATAATATTACAATATATTATTAACACTAAAAATGTCTAAAATTAGTTGCGAAAAATGCGGTAAAGAGTTTAATAGTAAATCTCATTATACTCAACATCAAAAAAGAAAGACTCCTTGTGTTAATGATAGCAAAATTAAAGAAATGATTGATAAGTCAGTTCAAGAAAAATTAAATAAATTAAATGTTCCGCTATGTTTGTCTGATGAAAATGTGTCTGTCACAATTCAACATACGCAAAATATAACAATTGATACATCAACCTTTAACGAAATTAAAAAATATTATGATGAAACATTAAATACTGATAAAAGCACATACAAATCAAGCAATGATGAACCTACGCCGATTGATTGTATAAGTGAAATGATAAGTAAAATCCCGAATGAGTTATGGGTAAAAAGTGATTTATCCATATTAGACCCTTGTTGTGGTAATGGAAATTTCAGTATTCCTATCATATTTGAATTGTTAAAGTATCACGATAAAAAAACTATATTAGAACAAATATTAGAATTTAATGATATTAATGAAAGTAGATTAGAAAATGTGCGTAGTGTATTTTGTAGTGAAAAATATAATTTACAAATAACTAACCATGATTTTATTACATTTAATAGTAGTAAAAAATATGATTTAATCGTTGCTAATCCACCATACGCAAAATTATTAGAAAATGGTAAAAGGGCATCAAAAAATCACAACTTAATTAAGGATTTTATTGAAAAAGCATTATCGCAACTAAAACCAAATGGTTATTTATTATTTATTACACCAGATAATTGGATGTCTTATGCTGATAGAAATGTATTAATAGAAATAATTACATCATTACAAATAATCCACTTGGATATACATACCGCAAAAAAATATTTCAAAAAAATTGGTTCCAGTTTTACTTGGTATATAATTCAAAATTGTGCTTTCTACAAAAATATTAATGTTTCTGGAATATGGAAGAAAAAAGAATATGTTAGTTCAGTCATATCAAAGCAACGCAAATACATTCCATTATTATACAATCAAATGGTTCAAAATATATTATCAAAAACAATTGATAATAAAACTCTACCAAAATTTGAGGTTAAAACCAGTAGTGATTTACATAAATATACAAAGGCAGAATTTATTAGTGATGAAAAAACAGAAATATTTAAATACAAATTAATTCATACGCCAAGTCAAACGGTATATTCATCAAGACCTCATAAATTTCAAGAAGGATATAAAATATTCATATCAACAACAGATAAATATAGTGTATTTATTGATAAATGTGGAATGACGCAATCAATCGTATTTATAATATGTTCTAATGAAGAACAAGCAAAAAAATATTTACAAATATTACAGCATCCATTATATGTATTTATAAATAATATTTGTCGTTGGGGAAATTTTAACAACATAAGAATATTACAAAGTTTTCCTATTCCAACCATAGAATATTCTGGAAATCATCAAGAACTATATAATTATTTTAACATTACAAAAGAAGAAATTGAATATATTAGTGATAATCTGTAAATTTATGTATAAAATTATTCTTTGTAATCTGGATCGCAATTGTCGCTTAATATAGGATATTTGTTATAATTTTTTTTATAATCTTCCAAAAATGTGCTTTCGTACGCATGGTATGTTTGTGCTGCTATTTTTGTTTCTTTACCAAAAATTTCAATAGTAATTTCGGTTTTAGGTAATTCATATCCATACATTTGAATTTTACAACCTAAATTTAGGTAAAACTCAAATGTGTTATAAATAAAACCATTTGTTTTAGAGCAATCACCCGATTTTCCTCTTTCTTCTATATGATGACCGCAAAGATAAGAAGCAACCCTTCCTTTAAGTCCTGTTCTCGTTCCACCAATTTTAACAATCATACCATTAATAACAAGTAAATATAACCATTCTGTTTTTTTGTTAAATGCTTCGGTTGAAATGGTTGGAACAAATTGAATTAAAGTATTTCTTTTTTTATTTCCTAATTTTTTTCCAGATGTAAATAATTCACTATCTAAAACTATATCTGCTATTGGAATGAAATGGTCTTTTCTATTATATTCCTCAAATGGAATTGTTTTATCAGTTGGAATTAATTTAATCCATTTTTTTATTAATGAACTTTCATAAAGTTCGTCAATATTTGCTAATCCAGAAATATCGTTGCTATAAGTTGTTTCATTCATCTTGTATATAATAATATAATACTTAATATCAATTTTATAAAAAAATAGTTCAATACCATATAAAAAACGGAGTTTGAAATTATAAAACTTGTAAAAAATGATTATATAACAATTATAATTTTCTTATAAGTATTATAAAATGGAATTCTGCGAAGTATGCGATAATATGCTATATGTTAAAACTAATGATAATAAAGAACTCGTCAAATATTGTAAGCATTGCTTATTTGAAAAAAAAGAGACTATTAATTCGGCTATTAGAATTTCACAGACAATTTATAGCGAGGATGATTTATTGTATAATCAAAATATAAATGAATATTTGCGTTTTGATCCCACATTGAGAAGAATTAAGGATCCTCATATCAATTGTCCTAATAAAGATTGTACTGCTGAACCAGATAACAATCAAGTAATATATATTAAATATGATTCTAAAAATATGAAATATCTATATGTATGCGAAACATGTGGTGAAACTTGGAAGCAGCATAAAAATTGATAAAAATATTAATTATATTTTATAAACTTATGACTCGTAATATTGTTATTAATATTTTATTATTATTTATTTATTTTATTATTAGCAATACCTATTTATTTAATATGAAAATTGCTGACAAATTATATAATATCAAGAGGTATCGCAATACCGATGAAATGTACTTAAATTTAAAGTTGCGAAGAAAATGGGAGGACAGCCATAACTCTAATATCAATAATAAATCCAATATCAATAATAACTCTAATATACCTTATAATAGTACTATGATTCAATAATTATATAAAAAAAGGTATATATTTATAATTAAATGAAACATTATTGGATAAATACAGATAATAGCACCGAAAGGCGCGAATATATGAAAAAACAATTTAATGAAAAAAATATTGAAAATATTAGAATAAGAGCAGAAACTCCTGAAACAATTAATTTTTTTTCAATTATAAGACACCCAGGCTCTAATGAAACAGATTTAGAAATTAGTTGTTTAATTTCACATATTAAAGCAATTAAAGAAGGTTATGATAGTGGTGATGATTATTTTTGTGTAGTAGAAGATGATATGGAAATAGAAAGATTAAATTTTGATATTATTTTCAAATATATAAAAATGAAGGAATATGAAGATGAAACAACAATTGAAAATCTACAATTATATACCAGTAGTCATCCTAATATAATAAATTTATATAATCAAAATATAGCAAATAAAGGTAATGAAATCAATTTATTGGTTAAAAGAATTGAAGGATATCCTTCAGCGGGATACTATCTAATGTCCAGAAAAGGTGCCGAAAAAATTGTTAAAAATATTATTTTAGAAAATAATAAATACGATCTATCAAATTTATCTTGGTCTGTAGCTGATAATTATGTATATAAATTAATTAATACATATATACTTACATATCCAGTAGCAATATCTATAACTGAATTAGGTAGTATTTTACATAGTTCACATATACCATATCATATATTAGCGAACAATGTAATTAAAAATATATGGAAAATCAATGATTTAAGGCATTTATTAGTGTTAAATAAATAGATTCTAAAATGTTAATTATTAATCGGTTTATTTTTTATAATTATAATAGTAATGATATACAAAATATATGCTGATATTGTAGCTTCTTTAGCAATTATATTATCTACGTTGGCATTTATACCACAGGCTTACAAAATATATTTGTCTAATATGACAAATGATTTAGATTTCTATACATTTGAAGTATTGTCAATAATATCCTTTTTATGGATATTATGGGGTATCTTGATAAATAAGTATACTTTCAATAATTTTACTATAATAATTTTTAGTTTAATACAATTTATATTAGTAGTATATATAACTATTAAAATTTATAAAAATAAATATATGGATACTATATAAAAAATAAAAAATGATAGTAATATATTAGGATTACATCAATAAATGTCATTGTCATATAAAGCGACGCATATTGAAGATGTATCTAAAACCACCGAATCATTAGATAAAAAAGACAAAATATCAAAACCTATTATGACAATTTATGAGTTTGATAAAATAATTGGATTAAGGACACAGCAATTATCTTCAGGAGCTACACCTTTCATAAAAAATATCGGAAATGTAACTACTAATATGGAATTGCGACAAATTGCGTTAAAAGAATTAACTGAAGGACGTCTGCCTTTTATTATTCAAAGAGAATTGCCTAATAAAAAAAAAGAGAATTATAGAGTTAAGGATTTAGATTTAGTAGCTGTAAGAGACAGAATGAGATAGATAGATAGATAAATAGATAAATAGATAGAATAAAAATGTTATAATATGATAAAAAATTGATTTATTTATATTTTTTGTTTTTTTTAAAGATGAACAAAATCTGTTTCATTTCTTTCATTGCTCTTTTCGCGGCATTTGGTGATGCTCGTCGTGTCGTCACTCGCATGACTCCTGGTAGGTCATGTAGTTGTAGACATCGTATTCAAACCGAAAGGGATGATGCGATTTCTAAGCACAATAGTGTGCTAGATGAGATTGATAAAATGCGTGGTCTCATAACTATCACTACTTGCGAGCCTGGATATTCGTTCGTACAAGATATCTACAATTCTACAGAAATTATTTGCGACAAATGCGAAATGAACTATTATCGCACTAAGACAAATACCACATGTCTTCATTGTCCCGAAGGGTTTAAGTCAAACGAAGCCCGAACATATTGTATTCGCGATAATAGCGATGATATTCATACGCTTTGCCCTATTGGAAGTGTTGTGGGTAACAATCCTTATGCCACATATTTAAAAAGTTGTATCACGTGTGATGAGAAAAAAAGAGAGTATGCTGGTAAAGCGAATAATAAGGATATGTGCGACATATGCCCTCGTGGTTCCGTGATCTCTAACAATAAATGCTCCAAATGTCCTATTGGATATTATGAAAAGGATAATGAATGTGTTGAGTGCGATGTAGGATATTATAACAACATTACGGGGGCGAGTAAGTGTATCGCGTGTAATAATAACAGAGCATATGCTTATACAAGTGTTGGTGGGATTAGTTGTGAAGACAATATTTTATATGATTATATTGAAAAAATCAAAAATTATGTTAGTGTTCCCGATACTATTAGCGATAGTATTGTTAATAGTATGCAAATTAGCTCTTCTGTTGTTTATAATAACAGACGCTTAATTGGCAATCTGGCTTCAATTGGTGGTATTATTGGATTCACGATCGCAATTATGTCTAGTTCGTAAATGCTAACATGTTTATATACGTGATATATGTTATATATTTTTATATTTTTTTATTATTTTTTTTAATAAATTATAGGTGGATTTCTAGAAAATATATAAATAGATACAATATAATTAATGTACTATGGATATTGTAAATAAAGAAGTTAATATAGACAATATATTAAAGGATTTTGCCGAGCTTATTCAATATTCTAATTTTTCGCAGTCTGAAGAAGGTTATGATAATATCAATGTTATCAGTAAATTTTTAGAAAATAATTATGATGAAAGTGCTTTTTATATAGTTAATATTAAGAAAATTATAGAAAAATATGAGCTATGGTTTAAACATTTGCCACGCGTCAAACCATTTTACGCAGTTAAATGTAATCCAAATCCTATAATTACTAAACTATTAAATGAATTAAATATAGGGTTTGATTGTGCGAGCAAAAATGAAATAAGTCAAATAATTTCACAGGGAACAGACCCAAAAAATATTATTTATGCTAATCCATGTAAAGCATCGAGTCAAATAATATATGCTCGCTCGGAAAATATTGATTATATGACATTTGATGCTATAAATGAATTGTATAAAATTAAATTATACCATCCAAATGCCAAATTAATATTAAGAATTGCCGTAGATGATTCTAAATCTGTGTGTAAATTTAATTGTAAATTTGGCGCAAGCATCGCTGATATACCTGATATTTTGAATGTAGCTAAATCATTACTTTTAAATGTAATAGGGATTTCATTCCACGTAGGAAGTAATTGTTTAGATGCTAAAACTTATTATAATGCTTTAGCTGACGCTAGAACTATATTTGATATTGGATATGATTATGATTTTACATTTACTTTATTAGATATCGGTGGTGGATTTCCGGGATATAATTTAGAAAATACGCCTACATTTGAAGAAATAGCAAATGAAATTAATCGCGGTATTGATGATTTTTTTGATAATGAAAACATCAATATAATTGCTGAACCTGGTAGATTTTTCGTAAGTTCATCACATACTCTTGTAGCTAATATTATTGGTAAAAAATCAAAAAATAATGAGAATATTTATTATTTAAATGATGGTATATATGGTTCATTCAATTGTATTATATTTGACCATTTAATACCAGTGATACAGCCATATAATTCAAGAGATAATACTAAGTATAAGTCAATTGTTTTTGGCCCAACTTGTGATTCTATTGATATTATATCAAATGATAGTTTATTACCCGATTTAGCTATAGGTGAATGGGTATATGTTGAAAATTTTGGAGCATATACTATAGCGGCTTCAAGTAATTTTAATGGTTTCCAGCAAACAAGATGTGTATATTGTTATATTTAAATAATATTATTTAATAAAGAATTATGATTTCGTTATTATATATATATGGTTGTTTTATAGGTGGTTTATCTGGTATGCTATTTTATAAATATTATAAAACAGATAATATAAATTACTATAATAATCGCAAATATCTATTACTACATGATTTTGTTAAACATAATGATTATAATAATTATGTAATACAAAAGGTAAAATTTAAAATATCTAAGTATTTTCCAGAATTATCTCGGGAAGAAAAAAATAAATTATTATTGGCACTTTCTAAAATAAATAATTAAAATAGTTATTATATTATATTTAATATGATGTAGTTTTTTCTTTTATATTTTTTATATTTTTTAACAATATATCTAAGTATATTGTTAAATTCATTATAATAGTCTTCGTCTTTTACGATACCATCATTAAATATTTCGTTATACGAACATACTATATCTATAAAATCATTAATTGATTTAAATGAATTCTTATTTTAAATATGAAGTTAATAAGCAAAAAAGAACACTTCTTTCTAAAAATATGATAAAATAAATTCTATATAATGGAATTATCATCATTTTACTTGATGGTAAATAAGATTGAATCCTTTTAAATTTTTATTATATACCTTTTTTTTATTATATACCCTTTTTTTATTATATACCTTTTTTATATATATAATTATGGTGAAAGATAAAATATTTTTCATTGTATAAATTATAATAATGTATTACTTTGTCTTTTTTGTAATGTAAATCATATTGAATAAACAAACTTGAAACTTGTAATAATCCGTTATAAACAGCTAAAAATCCATTATCATATAGATTGTGGCAATATCTACACATAAATTCAACAATATTTTTGTCATTTTTTTCATTATTATTTAATATACATCTTGGTTTTAAATGTGCTGTTTCTAATAAACATAATGGTAACATTTTATCACAAATAATACATAAGTGTTCTTTATTTGCGATTAAATAATTTCTTAATAATTGCTGTTCTTGTCTGATTTCTCTTAATACATATTTTTTATGGTTTTTGTTATATTTTTTATAAAAATTCATTATAATTTTTGAATAATAATACTTATGGTCATTTAATATTACATTACCCTCTTTTGATAACATATAATTTTTGTTAGTTAAAAAAATTATATTATTTTTAATTAATTTAATCAACTCTACTTTTATATTATTTATTTCAACAGACATATCATAACGAAAGTTTATATAAGTGTGTATATCTATTAGAGTATTTTTATCTTTCAAAATAAAAGAATTAATAATATAATCCTTCATATTCTTAAATTATTCTTAAATTATTCTTAAATTATTTTTAAGTTAAATTAAAGCGAAACCATAATATTATAACCTCGTTTGCCTGGTTTATTATTTACATCAATACCTTTGCTGTTTTCTTCTTTATAATTTATTTTTTCAAACTCCTCCTTAAATTTTTTCTGTGTTTTCAAACATTTTTTTCCATTTATTTTACACCAAGTTTCATATATTTTGAATATATCTTTTAATCCAAATCTTAAGTTAGATATTTCGGTTTTTTTACAACACGAATTCGCAAATAACAATATATCATTATTGATTAATGGTTCTTTTGAAATATTAGTTTGTATAACATTTTCTTTAGGTAAAGGCGATACTATATCTAACGAAATAATTTCTGGTTTATCTTTATCATACAAATACAACCAACCATCAGGAGTTTTCCAATAATATTTTTCTGGAAATTTATTGTTGTCTTCAATAAAATCATCTCCATCTTCATTTGTATATCCGTGAGTATTATTTTGTTGTTTATATTCTTCTTTAAGAATAGAATATTTTACTTTATCACCATCAACAATATATGGAGTTTTTTTAATATAATCATTTGTTTGTATTGGTAAAGATTTATGATTTTTATTCCTAACTGAAATACATATATATGCGTTATTATCATCATATGCTATATTAACTCGTCTATTTCCATCGCGTTGAATATTATTTAGACCATCTTCATTTCTAAAACGAATTAGATTGTTTTTTAACTCACTTATTTTAATTGGAACCTTACTACCATTAATACTTTCACAATAGTAATTATTAATTTTTTCTTTTCTATCTTTAAACCAATCAGGTTTAATTGGGTTTAATTTTAATTTAAATTGTTGTTCTGCTTGTTTTATACAATAATTTACAAACTCAATTGATAATTCATTTTCTAATTTATACTTTTGTGTTTCAATTGTAGATATGCCATATTTATTAATAAAGTCATCAATATCCATTTCTTCTATTGTATTAATACAAATATAATCAATTAATTTAGTTTCTTTACACCATTCATCTATTTCTGTATCATTCATATCGTCAATAACAATTAATTTATAACCATTATTTTTGCTGTCATAATGTTTAATTGGTTTTAAATTTTTTCGTTTCTTTGACACATCAATATATTTCATATATTTACCAAACTTAAAATCACCATTATCTATTATACTCTCTAATAAATCTTTAATATCTTCCCAACTCTCGCAACCCATAACAAATTTTTCTATTTCTTTTATAAATTTAACATAAAAATTCTGTATTATATCTTGTAATTCAGGAGTAGTCCATAAAGTAAGTTTCATACTTCCATTTTTAAGGTCTAAATCATTATATTTTCCTTGTAATCGTAATCTCTGTGAAATATCAGTGCAATTTAATGATGCGTGAGACACAAAATACTGGTCGGTTAAATGTAGTGAATAATTATCATAATCGTCGCTTGTAAAAGAATATCCCCTTTCTCCATATTTACCTGTTATTGTTATAATTGTTTTACATAAAATTTGGGTAGCACTTTTTTCAAATAAAATTCTTAATAATTTATAAACAAATTTTATATTTAATATTTTTGTATTTATATTGAAATAGCAATAATTATTAGGTAGTTTTTCAGATTTTTCAGTATCTATAGATGAACCATATACACCTCCTAATTGCCATAATCTTTGACTTGTTGATGATTGTTTTGAGTCCCATTTAGACCAACATTTAATTTCTTTTTCATAATTTTTTGAAATATATAATCTTAAACAATTTCCATGATATATTATGATAAATAGATTGGGATAATCTTTAATTATTTTATCTACTAAACAAAATTGATTAACTCTTATTTTTTCTTCACTTATCAATAACGAATTATATTTACTTGTAGGTCTTTTTAGTATTTCTTCTATTATTTTTTTTATATTTATATTATAATCTTCAACAATATCATAACATGTTTTTTTTTTGTGATTTTCTATATCTTGATAATCCCACCATGATTCAACAAGTGTAGTGTTAAAATTTATAGACCCATTAAATAATCCAAAATAATCATTTGACCTTTTCATTTTATGAACCTTTGATATTTTAATTTGTATATCAGTATGGTCGCTTAATCTGGTTGTTATATTATATAACAATGAGTGTGCCGTGCCTGTAATATGTAGTGCATATTTTACTTTTTTATATATTTTGGCAAGCAATATTTCACATGCGGTAGAATCCTTTTTATCATTATCATTACTTCTATCATTTGAAGATGTAGGGCTCATTAAATCACTTTCATCAACTAATGTAGTTATATTAACAAGTTCATCATTATAATATATATACTCACTAAATTTAGTATTTAATTTTGCTAACTGAGTATGGTTCATTAAACAACAAAATATATCATTAGAATTGATTGCTTCTTTATTACTTAATTTATTAATAATATCATTACTATTTATATCTTTTAGTTCTGGAAGTTTATAATCTTTCCAATATTCAACATTTGTTTCCTCAAAATATTCTTGAAGTTCATTATTAAATTCTTGAAATAATTTTTTTATAAATTGAATATTAAAATTGTAATTTTCTGTTCCAACAATATCATCTTGTAATTGTTTCTGATCTATTGTTAAATTGCGAAATATATATAAAACCGGTCTCTGGAGTATATGAACGGAAATCCACATAATTATACACGCTTGAACTCGTTTTCCAAGCTGTATATCTCCCCATAATAATTCTATTATTGATTTTTCATTATCTTCTAAATTAAGCGAGTTTAATAAATCTTCTTCAAATGAAGATAAATTAATGTTTTTTGGAATATTTTTTAATTTTATCGGATTATTTCCCCAATTGTGTCTTTCCAAACTTTCTCCATTAATATATTTACACTTATCTAACATAATATTTATAATTTTTTCCAAAGGTTTTTTAAATATTTCATTTCTTTTCTTGAAAAATGTATTTATTTTATCTTGTAGATATGTCATCTTGTGTTATTTTATATATAATGCGAGGCAAATCTTTAAATCAATTTTTATTATAAGAATAAAAATGTCTTATAAAAATATGCCTTAGTTTATTTATATTAAAAAATTTTATTATATAAAGGACTACACAATTTACACCAGATTTGAAGTTAAAAGCAGTTATTGTTATCATAAAATTAATAACTATGTTAAAGTATGTTTTAGATATAATTTTATAATTATTTCCTGAAGATAATATTTTTTTTATTAAATTAATTTTTGTAATAAAAAAGAGTACATAATTTAATTTTAAAATGTAAAAATGAAAAAGTATAAAAATAAAAAGTTTTTGACAATTATGTACTCTTTTTAGTAATACTAATATTAATTAAGATAATCTTGTAAAATTATTGATATTGTGCATGTTGATGTTAGACCATTTATTAGTGCCATTAAACCAAATAGCATCAAAATAATTAATGGCACACTATTAG